GCGACCTCCGAACAATCATAGAACCGTTGGTGATCTGTGGCGGGTCATTGAGCAACGTGGTGCCCTTCAAATACCAAGAAAATTGGTAAAACCCGTTTGACACCTCGTACTGTCCGTTGCCCAACGCCACGACAAAGTCGTTGCCCATCCTTGTTGACGGCTTGACAGCGATCGAATTGGCGACAGTGCTGCCACCAAACACAGTCACAGCACTAGAGTTCTGTGGGTCCATGAGTTCTACATCATACTCAACGTACAAGTCTTGAGCACCAGAAGGGAACATAGTGAACCTACCGGTATCCTTCAACGCATCCGTTTTGAAGCTGCAGTACTTCACAGTCTTGTCGCACCTGACAGGTAGGTTGCCACTCTGCCATCGAGGCATGGAGAGAGAATCTCTCACAGCCATGGCATCCGACTGTGTAACAGGAGGAAGATCCTCACTGTCAGGATCCCAAGAACAATACCACCTTCCATCAACAATGGTGGAACTTGCGGAGACAACGACAAAGTTCAAGCTATGAAACTTGTACTTGTCAAACATGGTTGCGAGGGTGCTAAGGTAGGGGAACGTGGATCCATCAACAGGATTGATTCGCCAAGCGGCGTTCGCGACATTAGCCTGGACCAGTTCACGATGCTTGATACGAATATTGCCATTGAATTTAGCGGAGCCACGAACCGCTGCTCCTGTAGCGCCCGGAGCCTCGGTAAGAACAATGTCTTGGGGAACGGACGCGGTCCGTTGCGCCCACCAAGACGCTGCAGCACGAGACAAGTTTACGCCACCACGCGCTATCTCGTAAGCGACGTTGGTTGAACCGTTGCTCTTGACAAGTGCAATCAATGCATCCTTGCCAATCTGAGCAGCGGCACGTTTCAGTTGGTTGTTGGTCATGCCCTTCGGGCGCACGACGATTTGGTTGTTTTTGCCCATCTTTCATAGACTATCTCAAAAATTGTTGTCTGGTAAAAATTATTTCGTTGCTGTAGTGGATCCCCGGCAACAACGGAGACTGTTCATCGTGTGGAACCAACAGGGGATGGCGCCGTGCAGTCGTTCGGCATTCTGGATAGCACGTAAATATTTACACCCTGAGGAAACGTTTTGGGCCTTTCACCCACACGACCCACTGCGGTTTTCGCCCGCCGGCGCTACAAAGGCAATAGAGGCTGAAACTCAACATCATCACGATAATGTTGGTCCAACCGAACCTTACTGTAGAAATCCTCCATGACTAACTGCTCATCAGGCGTAACGCCAAAGGCCCAGTAGAAACTGGCACGAGTGTGTGGACTGACTGGTGAGTATGACCTCACCATGCCCTTCTGCAAACTGCGAACTCCCCAAGACTGGGCGTGATAGTGTGTGTCGCCCCTGACCCCATAAGAACAATAAGTTCTATAGAAATCCTGGAACACAGGCACACCTCCAGTCATGGCGAGGCCCCCGGTGCCGACAGCATCCAGCCAAGCCAAGTATTGCCTATTAGTTTGAAAGCCATTGACACACATGGTGTCCTTGGCGATCGCCCATTTAGGATGACGGACCATCAAGTAGTCGTCATAACTAGGCCCGACGAAGATGGGGTGAGTCTGGCAAAACTCAATCTCTTCGAAAGTGTGACAAGGTTCCTCCACAGTCATGTTGAAACCAAGACTGCGG